TGAAATGAACTTCAGCATTGAAAAGGTAACTGTAACTGCTCGTAGCCGTGCGCTAAAGGCAGAGTACACAATGGAACTTGCTCAGGATCTTAAGGCTGTTCACGGTCTAGACGCTGAGACAGAACTTGCAAACATTCTTTCAACAGAAATTCTCGCTGAAATCAACCGCGAAGTTGTAAGAACTGTTTACCGTTCAGCCGTTGTTGGCGCTCAGTACGGTGTAACAACCGCTGGTACATTCGATCTTGACACAGACTCAAACGGCCGTTGGTCAGTTGAAAAGTTCAAGGGTCTTGTATTCCAGATTGAACGCGAATGCAACGCGATTGCCAAGGGTACTCGTCGTGGTAAGGGTAACATTCTGATCGTTTCTTCAGATGTTGCATCCGCTCTTGCTATGGCTGGTGTTCTTGATTACACACCTGCTCTTAATGTTAACCTAACAGTTGACGATACTGGCAACACATTCGCTGGTACAATGCACGGCCGCGTTAAGGTCTACATCGACCCATACTTCGGCGGTTCATCAAACGGTGACGAACTATGTACAGTTGGTTATAAGGGTACTTCACCTTATGACGCTGGTCTATTCTACTGCCCATATGTACCTCTCCAGATGGTTCGCGCTATCGGTCAGGACACCTTCCAGCCAAAGATCGGCTTCAAGACTCGTTATGGAATGGTAGCTAATCCATTCGCTAAGGGTCTAAATGCTCTTACAGACCTTGGCGACACAATCACAGATACAGTTCGTGCTAACCAGTACTACCGTATCTTCCGCGTTCGCAATCTTACCTAATAATAAGAAGAAACGCAGTAACAACTTGGGCGGTGGCAACACCGCCCTTTTTGTTTATATAAATATTATCAGAGGTATCAAATGACAACAGAATCATTCATCACTAAGACTCCAGAAAATACAAGTTTGCTACAGGCAACTAAGTACACATTCACTGTACCTAATCTTCCATTTGCAAAGTACTTTTGCCAGTCTGTTGTTATGCCGGGAGTATCAACTGGCGCTGTAACTGTATCGAGTCCATTTTCTGATACATTTCGTCATGGTGTTAAGCTAACATATGAAGAGCTTAGAATTACATTTATAGTTGATGAAGACTTAAGAGCATGGCAAGAAACATACAACTGGCTTAGAGGTGTGGCTCGTCCAACCAAACATGAAGAATATATCAAACACTTTGATTCCAAAGCATCTATCTACTACGATGGTATTTTGACGATCAATACAAATTCTAATTTACCTAATGTTCGTTTCAAATTTAAAGACTGTCATCCTGTCAGTCTCAGTGGTATAACATTCAATACGGCCGATTCTGCTGATAATACTATCACAGCCGATCTTGGTATCAGATATGATTATTTTGATATTGAAAGATTGTAGTTGACATTTACCTAAAAGTGTAGTATAGTAATATACATTTTTTGTAATGGAGATAGAATGAAACCGCCAGTGAATATAGAACTGCTTATGGAAGAGTGGATCAAAGATGTTTCTTTTGATGAAACTGAACCACAGAAGGCCATGGCAAATATATCAAAGCTTCACGCCAAGTATTTGCGTATCCTTACGCATCACAACCTTTTAGCCAAGAAATTGCAGGCCGATTATAATTCACGGCGTAAGATCAAGTGGGAATACTACTCTGGCGATCTAAACAATCCAGAAGACCTTGAAAGGTATGGTCTGGAACCGATGATGAAGAAGGTACTCAGAGCGGATTTACAACACTATCTTGATTCTGATACTGAACTAAATAACACACTACTGAAAAAAGTTATGCATGAAGAGATTGTAGACTTCTGTAAGAGTGTCCTGAAAGAACTTAATAACAGGACATGGCAGCTTAAGTCATTCATGGATTGGGAAAAGTTTATAGGTGGACAGTAAAATTATTATTAGAAATGTGAACGAAGCCTATGTTGGCATTGTCTGTGAAGATGGTGTAGCATATGAGCTTCGTGAAAACTTTACATTCCAAGTGCCAGGGTATCAGTTTACTCCTCAATACAAGGCACGACTTTGGGATGGAAAAATAAGACTATTTGATATCCGAACGAAACAACTCTATCGCGGTCTAGTGCCATACATAGCTAAGTTTTGTGAGGAAAGAAACTACGAATGGGATTATGAAAATGAGGACTTCGATGAAGAGTTCTCATTAGCGGAAGCAAAAGAATTTGTAGAGAAATTAAGGCCGAAACATGCTCCAAGAGATTATCAGTTGGATGCATTTGTTCACGCAATTCGTACACGAAGGTCTTTACTTCTTAGCCCCACTGCAAGTGGTAAGTCTCTTATTATTTATCTTCTATCTCGTTTTCTCAAACATAGAGGGTTGAAGAGAGGTCTTATCATTGTTCCTACTGTTTCTTTGGTGGAACAATTAGCAGGCGACTTTAAAGAGTATAGCGAAACGAATGGTTGGGACGTTGCTGCAAACATACATAAAGTTTATCAGGGTCAGGACAAGGATACAGACAAGTTCCTGACAATTTCAACTTGGCAGTCTTTATACAAGATGCCCAAGAAGTGGTTTGCACAATTTGATTTTGTAATTGGAGACGAAGCACATCAGTTCAAGGCCAAATCTCTAACAGATATTATGACAGGACTCTCTAATGCAAAGTACAGAATTGGAACGACTGGAACCCTTGATGGTACAAAGACCCATCGCTTGGTACTTGAAGGCCTTTTTGGATCGGTCAGAAAAGTTATTACCACAAAAGAACTTATGGATGCAAAGCACTTGGCTGAGTTCAACATCAAGTGTCTTCTTCTCAGACATGGTGAATCAATCTGTCAGGCAAGTAAGACTTTCACCTATCAGCAAGAAATTGAATACTTGGTACTTAATGAGTCCCGTAACAGGTTCATTAGCAATCTTGCGGTATCCCTCGACGGAAATACCCTCGTCTTATTCCAATATGTTGACAAGCACGGAAGAATACTCCATGACATTATCTCCAAGAAAGTTGGATCAGATAGAAAAGTCTTTTTTGTAAGTGGTGAAACAGATGTGGACATACGCGAAGAAGTTCGTAAGATCGTTGAGTCGGAAACAAACGCTATTATTGTGGCTAGTTTTGGTACTTTTAGCACTGGAATCAATATTAGAAATCTCCATAACATTATATTTGCTAGCCCGTCTAAGTCTCGGATAAGAAATCTACAGTCTATCGGCCGTGGACTTAGAAAGTCTGATACAAAAGAATCAGCACAGTTGTTTGACATTGCAGATGACATGCGATACAAGAAACATGAGAATTACACTTTAAAGCATTTTGCGGAACGACTCAAAGTATATACGGAAGAAAAGTTCAACTTCAAAATTTATAAGATTGAGTTAAAAGGATAAAAACAATGGAATCAGAGATTCAGTTTCTAAGACTAAAAAGTGGCGAAGATTTAATAACAGAAGTTCAAGAAACTGATAAGACTATGGTTCTTATTAATCCTTGCAAGATACTTTACTTGAAAGGAAGCAAGAGTGGATTCCTTTCTATCTCTCTTATGCAATGGGTATTTTCCAAGATTTCTTTAGATCAAATATTTGAGATAGATAAGAGTGAAGTTCTTTTTAGGACACTACCAGCTGAAGGAATGGTCGATCATTACTGGAACTCAGTCGAACACTTTCTGAGCGCCGAATCAAAAGATAACATCGAATATGATGATCCTATGTCGGATGAATCATATGAGGAAAAACTTGAAATGCTTAAAGAACTACTTGGAAATAAAGATGATAAAGGAAGCTTACACTGATGGTAAACGATAAAAACATATACCTTGATCTTGAAGATGAAGATGACTTCGGATTTACATTTGCTGATGAGAATGATATTGTTGAGGAAAACATAGAGTATTCTTCTCTTCAGGAAGAAGTAGACGATCTAAAAAAGAGATTGTCTGCTGTTAATAAAATCTTTATGCCTCTATTGGAAAATCTAGCTAAAGATCCTGATAAGCCTATGATCAAATGGCCAAATCGTAAAGAACAGATTGATAAGCAGATTAAAAAGCTTAAGTCTCTAACTACCATTTAAAGTTATTCATATGATGGCTGACATAGCCTTTATACCACGCTGTCAAGCATTTGTCAATAGAAAAGTGAGATTGAATGAAAAAAGTTACAGTACACTATGTAGACAATAAGAAGTTCTACGAAGAAATCCTAAAATACAGAGAGAATGTACAGAAAGCAAGAGCAGAAGGTAAACAAGATCCTCGTTTACCAGAGTATATTGGTGAGTGTATTTACAAGATCGCAAAGAAACTTTCCACTATGCCAAGGTTCATCAACTACTCTTACCGTGATGAGATGATATCCGATGGAATTGAAAACTGTATAATGTATTTCAAAGATTACAATCCAGAGATCGGACAGAATCCATTTGCGTATTTCACTCAAATCATCTACTATGCTTTCCTTAGACGAATAGGAAAAGAAGAGAAGAACAGATACATCATATATAAGAATTATCAGGAAAGCATCGTCAACTCAGGCAACTCTGGATTCCTTGTAGATAATGATGATAATCACTTGATGCCAACTCAGATGTATGATAAC